CTCGTCGCGCGGAGCGATGAAGTGCACCACCTCGACGTAGTCGAAGTAGTTGCCGCGGTCGTAGAGGTTGCGGATGACGGGGCTGCAGTTCTCGCGCCCGAACGTGCGGATGCACTGCACGACCGTCATGCGCAGCTCGCGCACCAGCGTGTCGACCCGGTTCTTCGCATTGGTGGCCAGCGCGTACTCGCCCACCGTCAGCGGGTGGTGGTGGATGACCGTTTCGAACTCGCTCTCGACGACGTCGGCCCAGGTGCCGAAGAGGCCGAGTTCCTCGTACCCCATGCGCAGCGCGTTGTAGGTGTTGCTCGCCGCGAAGATCGCGCGCTGCAGCTCGGCCACGCGGAAGAGCCAGGACTTGACGGGCTTGTACTCCATCAGGTCCTTGTCCGGCACCTCGAGGCGGTGCCAGGGGCGCGCCGGGCTGGTGGCGCCGGACATGAAGCCCGCGGCGAGCGTGTCCGCGCAGAAGATCGCGGTCTCGTCCAGCACCTGGCTGTCCGCCGTGTCGCCGCGGTTGTTGTCCGTGACGAGGAAGCGCCCGGCGAACGGTTGCTGGTAGCGCGAGATGTCGCGCCAGCGGTTCAGCCAGCTCGAGCGCTCGTTCCACAGGGCCTGCTTCTGGCGAAGCATCATCCCGCGGGTGGTGTTGTAGCCGGCGTCGGCGTGCTGGCTGTACATGCTCAGCGCCCCATCAGCGAGCTGCGGCCCAGCGACATGGCCGACAGGTCGATGCCGGACGGGCTGGTGAGCAGCGTGGCCTGGCGATCGCGGCGCGTGTTGCGCCGGTAGGCCTGCAGGTGCGGGGCCTGGCTCGCCTGCCGCGCCAGCTCAGCGGCCTGCCCCTCGAGCGGGCCGAGTGCGCGCTGCACGGCATGCTCCAGGGAGTCCTGGGCCGCGCCGGCGGTGGCGCCCGTGGCAGCACCCGCAGGGCCGCCGACCAGGCCGCCTGTGACGGCGCCCTTCACCTGGTTCTCGTGGGCCTTCGTCCACTTCTTGGGGTTGCTGAAGAAGTTCTCGGCGTCACCAACGCACATGGCTCAGTCCTTGTATGGGTCGTAGTCGACCGCGCTGAATGAGGCGTACGGATCGTAAGACTCGGCCGCCGCTCTCTGTGTCCGCTGGACCTGCGCGACCTTGGGCGTGGCGATGTTGGCCAGCGCCACCGCGGTGGCCCGGTCGGGCGACCTGCCGGTCTTGTCGATCACCTCCTCGCGAGGCTGCACGCTGATGACCTTGCCGTTGAACTTCCACTTCACCAGGCACAGCTCGACGGCCAGGTCCTCGTCGGGCGGCAGAGCCGCGCCGGTGTTGTTGGCGGGGTCGAGCGTCTCGCGCAGCCTCCACCAGATTTCACTGAGCACGTTGGAGAAGCCCAGCTTGCCCGACGCCCTGTCGAAGCCGTTGCTGCCCTCCTGCATGAGCACCCCGTAGACCGGGAGGTTCGCCGCACGCAGGAAGTCGTAGGGGCTCGCGCCCACCCCGTTGACGTCGATATGCGTGGGTGCAGCGTCGCGCATGTGGGGGATGACCGTGGCGGCCGCAGTGGGCCCGTTGGGGGTGTCTTTGCCAGGCGTGACCTGCAGCTCGGCGAACCAGTGCTCGCTCGTGCCGTCGGGCGACTTGCACCGCGGGGACACCACGGTCTTGTCCTTGCCGCCGCGGGCGACGTCCACGCCAAGGGACATCAGCTCGCCCACCTTGTCCGGCTTGCGCCAGCGCGCCTGCGCGGCCCGCACCCACTCGGTGGGGATCACCTGCCACGGGTCGTCCTGCATGCCGGCGGTGAAGTCGCCGTTGAGCATCTGCGAGCGCAGCGGCTCCGGCAGCGACTGCAGCACGCTGATGTAGCCCGTGGCCATGTAGAACGCGTTGTCCGTCACCTTCGCAGGGAAGAAGGTGCGCGACCGCGGTGTGATGACCTCCTGCGGTGTGTACTTCGCGGGGTCGAAGTCGTAGAGGGGCTGGCCCTCAGCGTCGAGCACGAAGGGCTCGGGCCCGTCGACCCACACGTCGCGGCTGCCACCCTGCTGGTCAGGCAGCATCGCGGCGTAGCGCAGCACGCCAGGCGCGGTCGGGTAGAAGCGGTTGGTCCTGTCGAGCCAGGGGCCGAAGAACGCAACCACCCAGCGGCCCTCTGGCGTGGTCGGCGGGTTGAACGTCATCAGCACCTGGCAGAGCTGACCCTGCTCGTTCGAGCGGTTCCACCCCATGATGAAGCGCACCTGGTGCTCCCTCATCTCGGTGACCTCGTCGAAGGCCTTCAGGTCGTGCGGGCGACCCTGCCACCGGCGTTCATCGCCAGGGTTGTCGAGGCCTGCGAACTCGAGGAGCTTGCTGCCCAGGCGCCACTGCGACTGCTGGCTGTTGTAGCCCGTGGTGCTGCCTAGGATCTCGGTCAACCGCTGCACGATGCCGGCGGTCTGCGCCTTCTCACGCCGGACGATCAGCACGCGCGTGTGCTGCGTGGTCGCCTTGCCGCACAGCAGGTCGGTCTTGCCCCCGCCGGCGGCGCCGCCGTAGCCGATGATGTCCGCGCGCGACTCGTACGCCAGGGTCTGCGGGCCCGCCAGCGGCCGCCACGGCACGCTGTCGAAGTCCGCTGCCAGCAGCGCGTTGAGTTCCTCCTGCTCCTGCGGCGTGAGGTGGTGCAGCAGGCGCTCGAAATCGAGGTCCGCCTCCACGCTCACGGCTCGGTGGCCAGCACCTGGATGGCCCCTGTCGCAAAGCGCACGCACAGCTGGGTCTTGCCCGCGCCGTTGTCGCGCATGTAGAGCACGCCGCTGTTGGCGGCAGGCGCTGCGGCATCGGCTGCCAGCTCGCGCATGCGCAGGCTGCCACCGACGTGGTGCTTGTCGCCCACCTCGTACAGCAGCACGTTGCCGGTGTTCGCCGAGGCGCCACCCGCGAGCGTGTCGCCCGTCAGGCCGTTGTTCACCATCGTGTCGCAGTCGCGCCCGTTGATCAGGTTGCGCAGCGTGTGCCGCAGGCGCGAGCCCAATGCGATCTCGACCAGGTTGGCCACGTTCACGCCGTGCACGGTGTTGACCTCGAGCGCGGAGTTGTTGTAGCTCAGCAGCCCCTGGTTGCACTTCTCGGCGTGAAAGTCCTGCACCAGCGCGTGCGAGTCGTTCAGCTCGATCGCGGCACCCGTCGAGCGGGCCGCTGTCGGGCTGTCGAAGCTGCACCGGCGAATGCTGATCCACGGCACCGACTCGAGGTAGATGCCCCGCCCACCCGTGGACGTCGGGTGGGGGACCATGTAGACCTCCTCGAGCGTGCAGTTCTCCGCCACCGTGCGCAGGTCGACAGCGGGGACGTTCATGTGGCCGTCGATCCACACCTTGCTCAGCCCGGAGTTCTCCTGCAGCTTCGAGCTGTACACCGGCGTCAGGGCCGCGATGGCGAAGGCGTAAAGCCGCAAGTTCTGCAGGCCCGCCCCGAAGGCGAACGTGTCTGTCAGCGCGCCCAGCTCGACCATGCGCGCGCCGACGAAGCCGGGCAGCGCCTGCAGGCATGAGCTTTCCCCGCCGCCGACCAGGCGCACCTTGTTCGGCACGTACAGCGTGCGCGACAGCCCGAAGGTGCTCTCGGGCAGGTAGACCTCACCACCGTTGGGGAGCGCGGCCTTGTCGTTGAGCGCGGCCTGAATGCCCGCGTGCTGGTCGGTGGCCGTGCCGTTGGCTGGCACGCCGACAGCGTGGAACGGTGGCTCCTCGACGCTGAACGTGCTGCCGATGCGGAAGACCTGCTCGCGGCCGTTGCGGTCGAGCCAGCCAACGAGGCGCCCCGCGGGATCGAACAGCTCACCGGCCTCACCGATGCGTAGACGGCTCATCGCTTGTACCTTCGTCGAGTCGATATCGGCACCACGCGGCGGCCGCCACGCAGCATGTGGGTCTCGGGGTCGTGGCCCGTAGCGTCGAGAGCCAGCACCGGCTTGTTGAAGGGGGCCATCTGCTCGTTGATCTGAGCGTTGAAGACGACCCAGTCCTCTGCGCGGCCGCACCCCAGCAGCAGGTCACGAACCCGGTGCGCCGTCTCAGGCGACATGCACACCGTCAGGGGCTGCGAGCGCCGCACGCGCATCACCGCGCTCACTCTCGCCACTCCCCGCAGCGCGTCACTTGCTCCGAGTTGATCGGGTACTGCCGCAGCGGGCAGTAGGTGCTGGCAGAGGTGGACAACGCCAGCACCTCGCACGCGCACTCCGCACCTCGTATACCTCGCTGGCCCGCCACCGCGGTCGTCGATCGCACCCCCAGCTTCACCAGGTACACCGGCGCAGTCGTGGCTGCCGACGTACTAGGCGCGACGATCCACGGGCCTGGCGGCCTGGGCAATCGGCCCTTCACGCACGGCTCGACAGCACGCCACAGTGCAGTGGGCTGCGGGCCCAGCAGGTTGTGCGTTCGCGCGCTGATCATCGAGGCGTAGTCCCCGGTCTTCCAGGCAGTGAGCAGCGCCTGCGCCTTCTCCTCACCCAGCATCAGGCCGTCGACAGCCACCCACGCGACGTGCCACGTGCCGTGCTTGTCGACACGGTAGTACCACGTCGAGCAGGTGCGAAGCTCGATCACCGACGTGCGCGAGACCTCGCGCACCTTCGCAGCGTTCACCGGGATGGGCGGGTCGGTGACCTGCGCCGAGGCTGCCGCGGTCGCGACGATGAGCAGCAGGCCGAAGACGTAGAGCAGCAGGAGCTGGGCAAAGCGTTTCACACGTAGTCCTCCGGGTTGATTGCCGCACCTGCGGCCCGTTGCTGAGCCAGGCGCACGAGCGCAGCCACACGCGCAGCGCGGGCAGTTGGGTCAGCCATCTCGAGATCCTTGCCATCGGCACCGGTCAGTTCGGTGCGCTCGGCGAAGACGGCCTTGCGCCGCCCTTTGACCAGCAGCGCCAGCAGCGCGTCGCTGTACTTGCGCGTGGTCAGCAGCACCGGCATGCCCCGCTCGTCGAGCTTGAGCTTCGGGCGCATCTCCCACACCTGCTTGGTGGTGCCGTCGGGCTGCACGACCGTGGTGGCGTGCGCCTCCTGGATCACGTTGCCTTGCGCATCGCGCTCGTGCAGGTAGGTGGGCGCGCCCTGGTAGACCACCAGCTCGTCCACACCGTCGATGGCGCGCCGCCGAAGCTCTGCCTCAGCAGCGTCGGTCGCCTCCTCCATGGCCTCCTCCCACGCAGCTGCAAAGTCCGCGTCGGTCTTGCGCTGCCGATCCACCATCGTGCGGCTCACGCCGGCCGCGCGGCAGGCGCGAGAGACGACGCCCGTCTCAGCGAGGCGGGCCAGGAAGGGCTGGATCCATGGAGCGTGCATGCCGTGAACTATGCCCGGCATGCTGGCGTCGGTGTGTCTACCGGCGGCGCCGGCGGGCGGGCGTGGCCACCACCTCGCGCACAGCCCAGGCCTCGGCCACGCCGGTGCGGCGCTCGTACCGGCAGAGCTTGGTGACGTAGCTCACCGACACCCGCACACCGCGGGGCTCATCGAACTTGGCCGCGATGGCCGCATAGGTGAGTCCGTGAACTTCCCGCAGTTCGCGGATCAGCTCGATCTCTGCATCCGTCAACTTGGCGCCAGATGCGCACTCGCCCCGGGTCACCGAGCGCGCGCCCAGCGGCACTCGCCTGCGTGCTGTTTTTTGCGTGCTCACTCTCTGCTCCATGCTGAAAACTGCAGACTCCTGGGGTGGCCACCCTCCGGCCACCCTTCTCCCGTTTAGAAGGGTGACCGGGCAAAAACGTAAGCGTGACAACCACTTAGCTCTAAGTTTTTTGCCCTGGCCACCCTGGTCACCCTTCTTTTTCCCTATTGTTCCTGCACATTTGTGTGCATATGTAACGATATCCCGATCTTATATTCTCTAACCACCTATCAAAAAAGAAGGGTGGCCAGGGTGGCCAGGGGCCCTACGCCCCACGTTTCCTGGCCACCCTTACTGCAGGTGGCCACCCTTCACATGGGTGGCCGCAAGCACCTCGACCTCCTCCCGCACCCAATACTCGTTACGAGACCCATCCTGCAGCCTCACCTTGCGCTTGATGTAGCCAAGCGCACGCAAGCATGCAGCCAATCGCAGCTCATCCTTACGCGCAAAATCTCGCACGTTCATGCCCAGCGCCGACACCGCGACGTCGAGCATCTTGAATGGCTTCGAGCCCCGTGCGCAATGTTCTGCACATTCAGCGTCCATCACGTCGCGCGACAGCCAATGCGCCACCACGTCCTGCCACGCATCGCGCTGCTTGAAATCGGCGTGCACGTCCCGCGCCAGGCGCTCCGCCTCCTGCCAGGCCACCCCCTGGGCCTGGAACAGCAGGAAGCCCTCCGCCCACAGCTGATCGCGGTCCCGAACGATCCCCTCCACGTCCGCCGGGTTGACCCACAGCGGCGCCCAGCGGCGCTCGCCGGTGGAGTCCGCGAGGAAGTCGTCCCGGTTGGCCGTGCCGATGAACACGCACCGCCGGGGGTAGATCGAATGAAACTCCGACCACAGCGCGCGGGTCTCCTCCCACCGGCGGGAGATCCACGCCTTGATCGACTCGGCGTCGCGCCCGGCAAGGCCGCGCAGCTCGGCGATCTCGCCCACCAGCTTGCCGCGCAGCTGCTTGGCCAGCTGGTCATCCTTGTGCTCGAGGTTCACCTCGATGAACGCATCGGGCAGCGGCGCCAGCGCCTCGATGACGCTGGTCTTGCCCACGCCCTGCGCGGACACCAGCACCGGCACGATGTCGACCTTGTGCCCCGGGTCGTAGCAGCGCGCCGCCAGCGCGGTCCACAGGTACACCCCCACCGCCCGGGCATAGGCGTCATCCTCTGCGCAGCCGAAGTAGCTGGCGAAGAAGCTCGCCACGCGCGGCTTGCCGTCCCACACCAGGCGGGTGATCCACTCCTTGGCCGAGTCGAATGCGTTGGCCTCGCTCACGGCACGCACGGCATCCTTCACCAGCTCGGGGCCGATCTTGACGAAGCCCCGCTGCTCGAGCGTCACGCGCAGCGCGAAGTAGTCGCTGTCCTTGAACTCGCGCCAGGCCGAGCCCCCGAACGGGGCGATCATCCGCTTGCCGCGGAACAGGTCGGTGCCCAGGTGCACGCCCACCAGGTCGGGGCGCTCGAGCGCCATGCGGGCGTTGAGCGCTGTCGAGTTGATGCCGCCGCTGCGGTCGCGGCTGAAGGCAGGCCACGGGGGCGCGTTCGGGTCGGGCACGGCGCTGACACCGGTGGCGAGCACCGGCGCCGGTGCGGCCGCGCTCGCAGGCACCACCGGGAACTGCGCCGCCTCGTAGCCCATGGCCGACAGGAAGTCGTGGTCGCCGCGCCCCGTGCAGTGGGCGTGCAGGCAACGGAAGTGCCCCTGCTGGAAGCCACCCACGCCGCGGGGGAAGTAGGTCGTCGAGCTGACCACGTCGCTCGAGGTGTGCTCGTGCTCCCAGGGGCAGCGAATGTGCACCCGCCCGTCGCGATCGTATTCGCGCAGCCAGTCGTTCTCCTCGAGCCAGGCCACCATGGTGTCGGCCACGTCCAGCCGCGTGCGGGGCTGCGTGGGCAGCCGCCCGCTGTTGGCTGTGGCCGCGCTGCCCGGCGTGGCCAGCGTGGCCACCAGCAGCGCCCAGACGGTGTCCATCTCGGCGCGTGTGAGTTCGGGGAAGACCGCCGGCACGAGCCCGGAGGACCACTGGTAGCGCACGCCAGACGGGTGTGTGCCGCAGGCGATGAACTGCTGCCCGGTGGCCAGCAGCTCGACCGCGCCGTGCTCGGTGCGCAGCACCCGCTTGCTCAGCTCGCCAGGGCACCAGAAGGCAAGCAGCCTCTTGCCACTGTTCTCGCGCCACCGGCACGGCAGCGCACCGGTGAGCGCCTCGATCAGGTCCTGCGCTGCCTGCGCCCGCGCGGGGTCGGCGATGTCGATGTCGAAGGCACGGACCTGGCGCGTCTGCAGGCAGATGCTGTAGTCGCTCTCGCCGCGCCACGCCTCGATCTGCCGTTGCGTGGTGACAGCGCGGGTCCATGACGGTATGCCCACCGCCTTGCGCTCGCGGTTGTACCGGCTCGGTGTCTTGCCCAGGTCCTTGAGTTTTGAATCCTGCGCGATGGCCGCCGCGGTGTTCGCGACGCAAGGCAACAGGTCCTCTGTGAGCGCGCCTGACGCAGTCAGCGCTGCCCACTCCTCGGGCATTGCGCCCAGACGTGTGGTCATGTAGTTTGAATGTTAGTGCCGACGCTGCGGGGCGTCCGCCATCACGTGGCTGGTGTCCAGGCCTTCGCTCAAGGCCTTGAGCTTCTGGAACATCTCGGCGCCGCACAGCAGCACGCACGAGGCGGGGCACAGGGTGTCGGACACCAGCACGACGCTCATGGCGCCGTGCTCGCGCGTCTGGTGTGTCATGCCCTCGAAGACCAAACGCGCCAGGGCTTCCTGCTCGGGGCTCATGGGGCGCCCTTCGCCACTTTGACCTGCAAGCCGGCGCCCTCCGGCTGGTCCGCCCACCCCTGGAACTCCTCCGGCGTGACCCACCAGCCGGGGCCGTCCGCCGTGATCGGGTCCAGCTGCTCGCACGCACGCACGAGGACGCACCGGCCCGGCGCTTTGACCCCGAAGCGCGGCGCTTTGACCTCGAGGTGCGCGCGCAGCTTCTGCTCCGCCACCAGGAGCGACTCGAAGCCGTCCACCCGCACCAGGTACTGCCGGCAGCCGTACCGGGTCGCCCCGGGGCTGGGCTCGAAGAACGCCAACATGCGGTAGTAGGTCATCTCACTTCCCCTCGACGATGTTGAATGCGCTGGCCTCGACGCGCGCCCCGCCCAGGCAACGTCGAGCGAACTCGCACTCCCTGCACGCGGGCACGACGTCTGTGCGGTAGACCACCGGCAGCCGCCCCTCGCTGGCCTTGTTCATGAGCTTGGTCTCGCGCTCGATCACGATGCCGCGATCGGCGCCCGGCTGCCGTCGGCCCTGGGCGTAGAAGCTCAGGTACTTGGTGCTGGTGCCGAGCGCCTTGGCAAGCGTCGAGCGCTCGGCGGTGGTGGCGCGGGCCCACCAGGATTGCAGGGGGGTCACAGGGGTCCCCCGCCAGCCGCGAACGGGGCATCGAGGGCGTCGCGGATCTTTTGGTTCAGCACCTCATTGCGGCGCGGGTCGAAGGTCATGTGGTGCAGCGCCTGCCGGAGCAGGTCACGCAGCTGCTCTTCGGTTGGCCGCGGGGTGATGCGATCCACCAGGGACAAGGCAGTCTTCTCGGTCAGCATGGTCACGGCAGGCTCCAGTTGGGGGCCGCAGTGTAGGTTCCTGGTATCACCAGGATACCCAAGCATTTGCGTAGGACATTATCACTTGATACCATTGAGGCTCCCTAGTACCTCACGCTGCAATGCAGCATCAACCTGGAGATCTGATCATGTCTACCCTCTTCCAAGCTTCCACCCAGTGGGCCACCCGCCCGGCCGACCAGCGCTTCACGTCGCTGACCGCGCTGAACCGCTTCGCCCAGGGCGTGCGGGCCCGCTCGAACGGTCGTGTCGTGTCCAGCCGCAAGCTGCAGGCGGTGCCCGGGAAGGGCGACTACCGTGCCCTGCAGGTGTGCGGCCCGAACGGCGTGCCGGTGGACGTCACGCACTGGTCCTTCGGCCAGCTGGCCAACCGCGCCGGCGCCCCCGCGGGCTACCTGCGCACCCTGCCCGGCGCCCTGGCGGCCGACAACATCAACTACGGCCTGCAGGTCATCCGCGACGTCGAAGACATCGGCGTGCTGCTGTCGGCCGACGACAACGGCGGCCAGGCTGTGCTGCGTGCCGTCACGGGCCCGAACTACGGGCGCATCTGGAACCACCAGGTGACGCAGGCCCTGGTCGACCGCTTCGGCGACGGCATCACGGGCGACTTCCGCGTCCCTGGCGAGTTCGGCCGCGCGGTCGAGGTCACCAACGCCAACACCACGCTGTACGCCAGCGACCGCGACATGTTCGTGTTCCTGGCCGACGAGGAGCACCGCATCGAACTGCCGGGCCGCCGCAACGGCGAGACCGGCACCCTGGCGCGCGGCTTCTTCGTGAGCAACAGCGAGGTGGGCTCGGGCACGCTGTCGGTGTCGACGTTCCTCTTCGACTACGTGTGCTGCAACCGCATCGTCTGGGGCGCCCAGCAGTACAAGCAGATCAACATCCGCCACACCGCCAGCGCCCCCGACAAGTGGGTCGAGCAGGTGGCGCCCGCCCTCGAGCAGTACGCGCTGAGCAGCACGACCAGCATCACCGAGGCCCTGCAGCTGGCTCAGCGCTCGAAGGTCGACCGCATCGAGGAGTTCCTGGCCCAGCGCTTCACCCGCCCCCAGGTCGAGGGCATCAAGCGTGCCCACCTGGCCGACGAGGGCCGCCCGATGGAGACCCTCTGGGACGTCGCCACCGGCATCACCGCCTTCGCCCGCGACATCACCTGGCAGGACGACCGCGTCGCGATCGAGCGCGAAGCCGGCAAGGTCCTCGACCTGGTCGCCGCCTGATCACCAACGCGCAACGCGGGGCCCTTCGGGGCCTCGCAAGGAGCAAGCCATGGCCCAGCACGCATACCTGGAAGAGCCCTTCAGCAGCGCCGTGTGGCGCGCCACCCCAACGGGGAACACGGGGCCCCGCGCCCTGTGGGTCACCCTGCTGTTCGGCGCCTCGCGGGTCAAGCCCAACACCCTCGGCTTCTTCGGCGAAAGTCTGGACGCGGTGGTCCGCGTGCTGGATCCGAACCTGTTCTCGACCGCGGCGCGCGCCGCATTCGACCAGGAGCAGGAGCGTCTCTACCCGGGCTTCATCGCCCGCACCCAGGTGGCCAACGCCACGCGCCTGGCCCAGCTGGCGGGAGTGCGGTTCAGCCGGCACGACGCCCAGGCCTTCCCCTACTGACGCCCACCCGCTGCCAGGTGGCAGCGGTCAGCCCTGCGGCTGACCTGTGCCACCCCCACCCCAAGGAGATCGACCGTGACGCCCCACCCGTTCACCAACCCCGCCGCGCCGCTGGCTGCGAGCGTGTTCACCTACGCATCGTTCCTCGAGGCCCGCGAAGC